ATCCAGCCTAGAATCAATATCAATGGCTCGCACGCATCCGGTGCTGTCTGGATTATGATCTGATTTGCGGGCACTGTGACGAGCATCACCAATCCACCCATCACTGGTAGTGCGGCGATCTGGATACCAGGTAGTAACGGCATCTCTAAGCTCTTCTCCAGCAGCGCATAACCATGGTTTCAATTTATAGTTACCATCACTTGCACAATGCCTGATCCTGAGCTTGCTATGGCATATAAGGATTCGTTATCAGATAACATCATAGATAACTTATCGCCATTATCCATTAGATAACCGGTAGAAGTAGTAACGCCAGGGCCGCCTACATAAACAGCATGCTTTGAATGGAGATAGACCATCTGATCTGCTCTATTGGCTGTGACCAATAAAGTAGCTGTGGTGGTTACTGTAACTTGTGCTGTACTAGGCATAATCCTCCAAGTTAATTTCTGGTGTTATCCATTTACAAGTGGCTTCATCAAAGCCAATAGCATTATCAGGTTCAGGTGCAATAAATGCATTTCTTACAACATCATAGGTATAACCAACACCAGCATAATTATAACGAATCTTGCCATTATAAGATGTGCGCTTACAGGTCTGACCTCTAAAATTGCCATACCAAGTTTCAGGGTCTAATCCTTCAATCAATTCATTTTCATCAATACCGACAATAACTTCGGTAACAATATTGTTCTCATCTAAGAATGCGTAATGTGCCATTATACCCAACTCACATTTCCAGTGCCAGCTGTAAGAGTAGTTACTTTATATAATCCAACAGTAGCCGTAGAAAAAGTTAAACCGCCACCTGGATTAGAAATTGTAAATACAGGACTGTATTTCAATACAACAATTCCTGAGCCACCATTACCACCATTGCCACTACCATTTGTACCGCTTCCGCCACCGCCACCACCTGTATTTGCACTACCACTTGTTGGACTATTTACGCCACGCTTGCCACCATTACCGCCACCGCCTGTGCCACCTGTTCCTGCTGTGCCTAAAGTTCCTGATGAACCGCCACCGCCGCCAGCATAAGTAACACTAGATCCAGTAATACTTGTTGCTACGCCAGCACCACCAACACCAGCTTGTCCAGAATTAACACCAGTGCCACCAACAGCGTTAGCTCCGCCACCGCCGCCTGAAGTAAAAGTATCGGCAGCAGCACCATTAGAAGCTGCACCACCTGCATAACCTTGATTTGTTGTACCTGTACCACCTGCACCAGATACAAAACCACCACCACCGCCAGAACCACCATTACCGCCTGCTGTTTCACCTACGGCAGTTCCACCACCAGCACCAGCACTAGATGTAATAGTTGAAAATATGCTATTACTTCCACTCACACCTCTTGAAGTTGCGCTATAAGCACCAGCACCACCAGCACCAATCGTAACTGTGTAGTTAGTGCTTGGAGTTAAAGTTAAAGCAGTTTCTAAACTACCGCCGCCACCAGTTGCAGTAACGGTTGAGCGCAATCCGCCAGCACCGCCACCGCCACCAGTTTCAGAACCGCCAGCACCGCCGCCAGCAACAACTAAATAATCTACTACTAAAGATGCCGTTATTTTTTGATCTAAAGTACCAGCAATAATATTGCCTATCATTAAGCAATACCACCGACTACGTACCAGGTATCAGTGCCAGTTTTAATACATACTGCACTCTTGTATTGCAATAAAGTTGGTTGAGAAGCAATAGTTGCACCACTTAAAACTGTTGTAGTACCAGAAGTTACTGCGCTAATTGTGCAAGTACCAGCACCGATATTTAATACAGTAAGTGCTGTACCGATTGGGAATGCTACTGAAGCATTAGTTGGAATCTTAAATGCAATAGCAGTTGCTTTATTCATCAACTCTAATACTTGGTACTGGTCTGCAAGTACAGCTGTATAGTCTGCTGTGTTGGCAGTACCTACTGTAAAGGTTACTAAACCATTAAAAGTTGGAGCTGTTAAAACATCGCCTGTTACGGCTGGTAATCCTGTGGCCATTATATCTCCTTAATAAGATAGTACGTTTTGTCCTAAGACCCCGTAATCTACGTTGCCTATTATAAACCCATCTATGATTGGTTCAAGTGTTGTAAAGGTAGTTTTCCAACTATTTGGTGTTATGTTCATGCCGACACCAAAAATCTGTAAGGTCTTCTCCAGCGCAGATCCGCCTGGTTGAGTAGTAATGACTGTAATTGGATCAAAGAAATCTAGGTCTAGGGCTGCAATTATGCCGGTGTTGTAATTATCCGTATATAAATCAAGTTCTACGGCATCGCATCGGATGGAAGTCTCAGCTCTTGAAGCGGTATAAGCCTGGGCATAATCTAGAGCTACAGCATCGGTCTGCATTAACAGATTATCTATAAAATATGAATGTAAAAAGTATTTGTCTATTGAACCCTGATTAATAGCTACCTGCGCAGTACCACCTAATCTAGTTACTGTTGACTTATTAAATATAAGCGTATCATCTAACTTCCATACCGCATTGGCATATTTAATACCTGAACCATCATCGGCAAATAATGTGGGTGTTGCCCCAATAGATCCCACAGTTACAGATCTGTCTTGGAATACAAATGAGCCAGAAGCATCAACGTAAACCGCACCATATTCACTATTGGCTACAGTCTGTAACGCACTTAAAGAAGTTCTAGTTGTGCCAGGATCTGTTTGCATAGTAGTTAGCCCGGCATCTATATCACGCATAGTCGCTGGCCATGAGATTTGGTTTAATATTTGGTTAATTCTTGTGCCTGATAAGTCGCCAGCCGTAGCACCAGTAACAGTAGAGATCTGGGCATTCTGGGTTAATCTCTGAGCATCTACAGCTGTGATAGTTGTATAAGCAACTTCAGTGGCTTCTTTGGGCTGGCTGTTTACATAAGAAGTAATAAAGCCTGAAAAGATTGGGTATGTTACTCCTGAGTAGGTTGCACTAATTTGCACCTTCTTCATAGGTGTAAGCAATTCAAAGTATGGGCCAGATGGATTCTCTGGGTTAAAATCACCATTCTGATCTATTATGCGTAAAGTTAATTGACCTGTTTGGAACTCATCAGATAATGCGTTACGGCCTCTTCTAGTTTGTACTAGGTTTACTTGATCTGATACATCAACAATTACAGCAGTTGCATCAGCAAATACATTTGTGCCATATACAGCTGACCCAATTATTGCAGCTTCAGCAAAAGCAGGGCCAGTAGAGAAGTTAATAACTGCATTAATTGTAGGTAAGGTCACCCTAGCCCACCATTAACAGTCTGAGTTAGTCCATTTTTTTGATTGATTAGGAATGAGTTATAAATTAACTGACCAAACTCACCAGCATTAGGGGCTAACTCTAAAGTAATTTCTACTGGTGTTGGATTTGTACCAACTGAGCCTGGGCCAAATAAACTATTATCATTTTCATATGCATAAGGATAATTATTAGTAAAAGATCCGGTCTGGCCTGGTGCTATATTTCTGACTGGATCGTAAATGGCTAGTCGGGCAATAGTATCTCTGAATGCTTTTTCTAAAGCTTCAGTAGCCGATGCTAGTTTTCTAGCAGCTTCAGCCGCATTTAATTCAGCCAATACTTTTTTAGCCATAGCTTCGTTATCATCTAAAATAATTAGTTGAGCTCTAATACGCAATTTAGTTTCTTCATCTGTAGCTGCATTAAGGGCAGCAGTTAATCCAATACGCTCTAGATCAAACTTATCTTTAAGTTTATCTATTTCGGTCTTTTTAGATAATGTATCTAATTCAAACTTTTTTAATTTATTTAATTGGCTGGTAAGTTTGGCCTCTAATACTCTTTCAGCTAATCTTCTTTTACCTAATGCTCTATTATCTGCATCGGATAAAGGTGTGTTTTTGCCAATATCGTATGCAACTAATCCGACAGCGCCTGCAATAACTTTACCTTTACCTAAAGTTAATAAGGCTACTAAACCTAATAAAAACTTTCCTACATCACTACTTACTAAAGATTTAACTTCACCAACCAATATAGCCATGCCTTTAGCAGTATTAACTATTGCTAAAGCAAAGTTATTCATAGCATCGCCTGCTTGCTCTATTGAATTATCTTTAGTTAATAATTCAAGGGCGGTAATTAAACCTTTTCCAATAACCTCAGTTGCATCGGCAGATTTTGCTTTTAATAAATCCATCTTGCCAGCATAAGTATTTAATCTTGCTGCGGCTTGACCTGAAAACCTTTTTTCAAGGGCGGTCATAATTTTATTCATATCACCAGATTTAATTATGTTGGCATCAATACCAGTGTTAAGGCCTTTAATTGCCTTTGTTTGTCCACGTAATCCAGCAGATATTGCAGCGACGACTGTTTCTAGGCTTGCAGTTGTACCGGCACTAACATTTAAGGCTGTTTCTAAAACTTTTTGGCTTTGATCTACTGATCCTGTGACGTTTAATAAAGTTTGAAATGCTGGCCGTAATTGATCGTCAAGTACGCCAGACAAGTTTTGAAGGCTAGCTATATAAGCTTCTACTTCATCTACTCTAAATGCGTTTCCTGTATTTTCTAATTGCACAGCTAAAGATTTAGCGGCTTTTTCATCGTCTGAAAATGCGTTTATTGCTTTCTTGCTAAATGCAATAATAGCGGTAGCAGTGAACGCTCTGGTTAATGTGTCGCCTAATTTAGAAGCTTGTTTATCAAAGGCTGATATATCTTTTTGACCTTTTTTAAGTGCCTTACCATTCCAGGTTGCGAGTGCGGAGACTACTACATTGGCCATTATGCTGCCTTCTTAATCTCTGTTTTTTTGTTAAAGTCAATAGCTGTGGCATTAATAGCTTTTAATATTGCCTCATAAACTTTAGTGCTGTCCTGTGCCCAGGCTTTGTAAATTAAACGGCCTTTAGTTTTACGACCCTGAGACCTAATATCTTTAATTTTTGGTTGAGATGTGACTGGCTCTAATGCGGCTACAAACTGTTGGCTAGCAAACGGGTTATTAGACTTGTATTCCTCAAATGCTTTACTTCTGGCAGATCTTTTAGTGTATGTACCGCTTGCACCTTGAGATGGTGTCATTTGAAATGGAGCGCGGCCTTGTGGATTTAGACGGCCTGCTACTTCATAAATGGCGCCAGGGCGACTTGCGTTATAAACATAATTGCTAACCTTAAAGCCATTTCTAAATGTTTTGTTTTCTCCTGGATTATACCCAATACCAGCTCTAACTACATTTGAATCATACTTAGGAAAGGTGCCAGGATTACCAGATGCCTTTGCCCAACCGGATAATACATCATCGTTGCCTTTTACAAATCCTTTAGCTTTTAACGCTACGCCACGCATCAAAGGATCAATAGCATTCCTAATGCGTTGGCGCATATCTTCATCAATAAACTCTAAGCCTTTTAGGACATCTTTAACGCCTACGACCTCTGCTGGCATTTTTGATCTCCTTAGCTCTATCACTTAGGACTTGTATAATGGCTGTATACATTTCCGTATCCATATTAATAAAATATTGTGGCGCAATTCCTGTTTCAACCGATAGGCTGGCTATCGTGTAAGTCATTGAATTACGCGGTATTATTTTTTTTCGTCATCCATCACTTCTACGGTGTCTAGAGTATCAATAAACTCTATACCAAAGACTGGAACAACTATATTAGCCCTACGCAAACACTCGTGAGCCAAGAAATAAATCTCGGTTTGACGTTCGTGATCGCGTAGGACTTTTGAAATACCTGCGCCATACTTTTGTTCGAAAGCGTACTCGACACCCGGAGTAATTTTATGTTCAGTTACTTCTCCGTTAGCCCTTGTTATCTTTAGCTTTGCCATTGTTTCTCCTTATGATACTGCTACAGTTATTACGCTGTTGCAGGTAAATGTAATGCTTTGTGATGATATTTCACCAACAGCACCATTGATGTTTTGTAGGTTATTAACCAATACAGTAGTGGAATATGATGGATTTGTCGCTGATGCTGCGCCAGATGCTTGCTTGATTACCAAAGGTACAGTTGTACCATAGGCAGCACGCAAGGTTGGAATTACTGTAGCTGCAGCGTTATCATTTAAGAAGTCTAGAGTGATAGTGCTTGCCTCTAGGCCCTTAGCAAACTTATGAGCAGTATCGCCCATAGCAGTTACTTCTAGCTCATCAAATGATTGATTGATGGTAACAGATGTAACATACGCTGAAAGATCAACGCTGTTAAATGTTACCGATGCGGTGTTATTTAAGAAAATTGCCATTGTTACTCCTTGTCTTTCTCTTTAGTAGGTGCAGGGGTTGGTGCTTCTTTGATTTGGCCTATCTTCTTTAAGAAGGCTAAATCTTCAGGTGTTAGGCTCATTTTAACTCCAGCTCGTTAGAATTGATACAGTGATCTCTGATGTTAATAAATCTCCACTTGCCACACTAGCGATAGCTGGAGCGGAGACACTTGATATGTTTAGCACCAGTGATGATGCGTTTAGTTTAGTTACTACAGCTACAATAAAGTCTTCTATGCCTGCTAGGTTGCCTTGGTTATCAAATGCCGGTACGCAGATCATTACCTTAAAATTGGCTAAAGGCGCAATAGATGTGTAGTCATTATTAGACGGCACTAAGTAAGGATCACTCGGTGTAATTACAACGCTGTTTGCCAATAGAGTTGCAGGTGGATAAGCAAAGGTTGACCACACGCCTGCATTGGCAAGGCTTTGTGCTAGCGTGCTTCTAAGGGTGGTTATTGCGGCTGGCATTAGCCGACCAGTGAGTTAGGACTTGAATACGGCTGGATGAGACCACGCACCCTATTTATCAGTTGGTATCCCATTCTGTAGGGACTAGCACTGATCCCATCCATACCTACCCCACCAGTCTGGCTCACTTGACGTGCTTGCCAGATGTCAACAGCCACGATCATCGCGGCCTCTCTGATGGCAGGGGTCGCAGTGTAAGCCTGTGATTTGGTGTCTGGGCCAACGGCCTTGCCGTATGGTTTAATAAAGTGGAATGGATCGTTTGCAGCTGTCTTTGCGTATTGAACAATGCTGTAACCATTTGGATATGAACTAAATGCGTATGTACTCCAGAATGCTGTGCCAATAGATGCTGGCACTGTAGTACCTGGGAATGATCCGGTAATTGTGTATGTGCCGTTGTATGTCGCACCAGAATTACTTACTGTAATTGACTGACCTGTAACAAATATGCCAGGGTTTGCTAAAACTAAAGTCGCAACGTTATTACTTATAGATGAGCCCACTACTGGGGCATCGTTTTGCCAAAGATATTGATTGATTAAATCTTCTGCCGATTGGCAGCACTCTTCTACAGTTGCATCACTATACAAAGTACCTATCCCAAGATTTGTGCGTAACTCCTCCTGGGTGACCATTGTGGCTGGCATGCTGTCCTCTCTAGAAAAGCTCCCTAGGGCTAGGGCTACTAAACCCTAG